CAACAGATCTATGTCAAAACCGGCCGCAGCAAAACGATGAACAGCATCCATCTCAAGCGCTGCGCCATCGACCTTAACTTCTTCAAAGACGGCAAACTCACCTACGACATCAAAACGCTAACCCCGGTGGGCGAGTATTGGCAAAGCCTCCACCCTAAAAACCAATGGGGCGGATTCTGGAAGTCGTTTAAGGATGTCCCGCACTTTGAGCGGAAGGTCTAGCCTCGAGCTCTGCCCGCAGCGCCAGGATCTCGCGCTCGAGGATTTCCGCCTCGGTCCACAATCCCTTGGCGCGTATCTCTGCCAGGGCGAATCGAACGCTGCTCCCAGCCGATTGGCCGTACCCCCAGGGTGCTGACCTCAGTTCGTCCGCCCAGGCCCCAGCGGGGCTCTCCTGGTCAATTACCATACTTCTCGACCCCCTCGAGAACATCGCCAATTCGGTGCGGGTACTCGCCGCCATTCGTAATCTCTAAAGTTTTTCCATTCCGAAATCAATCTTTTGAACCAATGGAACATAACGCCTCCGCAGAGTAACTGTCGGTCGGGGATTTCCAATCGCGAGACGGATTCGGTGAGATCCAGCTTTCGTCATGCCATACCAGGCGGTTATTCGGGAAAGCGATCAGCTGCCCCTGGCCAGGGCCTTGAGGGCTATCGAGAGCGATGACGTGATGGTTTTTGTGCTGGTCTGGGGTTTCGCTCCAGCCGTCTTTTGCCCAATCGATCGTAAACAGATAGGTTCCCTGGCGGACGGCTTTAGAGCGGCTCAGAGCGCTGACGCGGTGGCCTTTAAGGAATGCAAAGGAATGGACCTGGGCGTAATGGCCATAGCAGTCCCACCAGACGCACTCGGTCAACGGTAGAGGCTCGCAGGGGGCCATACAGATCGCCTGGATCGGCACTCGCGCCCATTGCGCCCCACTCGCCAGCATGACCTGGAAAGCGGGTACTCGGGCGGGCTCAGAGCGAAATCCAAACAGGGTCGCCTCTGTAAACTCTCCGTGCCCCTTTTCCTGGTTGTGCAGGAACTCATTGCGAACGTAACAGCTGATGTATGGGGTATCGCATAGGAAGTTCATATTAGCCCTTCCTTAGCAAGCTGCGAGAGGGTGCGGACCATACCCTCAAGGTGTGCTAAACGGACGTAATCGCGGTCCAGCTCGAGGTGGGAGCGTCGATCGACGGCATCGTGGCACGCGGCACACGCCCAGGCCCCAATTAGATCGTGACTCTTTAAGCCGGTGCCGGATACGCCGACTAAGCGAAAATGAGCGAGCACGACGGTTTCGTTGTTGAAGGTGCAGATCCCCGGCAAACGGACCATGCAATCTCGACCTCTAGCTTCTTTTCGGAGTGCCATTAGAAATGCGTTATCTGGTTTTCTGGGACGAGATAGCCAAATGGGGTGGCCTTGCCTAGCTTTTTGCCATCGCCCCCTGTAAGCCATCCTACGAACTCATACCGCGGCGCTGATCCTCGCGCCAGGACAAAGATCGAATCGTCTTTATCGTGCGGGTAAATAATAAGGCCGCCGGATGGCCATTTAGTCCAACGTACTTCGGCATCTCCGCCGTCTTTGGCGCGGAGCCCGGTCACGCCGGTCCAGTAATGGTTATAGAGCTTGCACCAGGCGAGCTCGGCGCAAGCGCCCTCGATTTCGTTGTCCCAGGTTGATTGTTCTTTTTGGATACGATCGCCACGTTTGCCGGCAAGCTTTTCATACCTTCGCAGGATGGCATGAGAAGCGGCCAGGTGGACTTCATTCGGGGTCAAAGTGACCGTTTGCATAAATTGGCTCCGGTAGGGGTCCTATACCCATTTCAATGCACTTGTTTTCGATGGAATACAGAAAGTCGGTAAATTCCGCTTTCGTCATTTTTGAGGTGCGCCGAACGGGTTTGCTCTGAGTGCGGCCCAAGGCATTGAGCTCTTGCCACCCGTAAACCTCGCCCAAAAAAAAGTCATGCAGATCCTCGCGGGTGTAGCCTCCCAGGGCCTCACCACCCGCCTCGAGCACCATGGGGTACACCACCCCAAAGAGATACCGCAACTGCTGATTGGTTCGAGGCTTCTTCCATTCCTCAATTTCAACGGACCAGGTACGCGCCGGATCTAACGGTTCGACCATGCGAACAATGGCATTCACCATTTGCTCGGCTGTTGTGCCTCGAGGGAAGATCCGCTTCATTCGCCCTCGCGCTCCTGTTGCAATACCTCAACCGCTGCGTTGTTCCATTCCATGTTGTATTCAACGTGCTGATATTGCGGGAACCAGGGACCGCCGCGGGTAAAGTGCACCGCGATCGGATCGGGCTCCTGGTCGCGGCTATACCAGCCCTCGAGATAGTTGTAGGTAATTGGTAACGAGCCGATCCTCGAGGGGTCGGGTATCCACTTGAACTGATGCAGATACATTCCGCTTTGGATGTTTACTACGTCAGGCGTGAGGAGCTTGGACTCCTCCGCCTCCGTATTCCAAAGAATGAAGCTTGACCAGTTCTTTTTCGGATAAACCGACTGCGGGCAACCGTCCATCTTGGTGGTTTCGCTTGGGGTGTAATCATGCTTCACCACCAGGACGGCCTTATCGGTGTCGGTGTAGTCCAGGATCGAGGCGATGTCTTTGCGAAACAAAAAGTCGCAATCGACGAAAAGACACCACCCCTTGTATCCCGCCTGGTGCGGGACCAGGAACCGCGTAAAGCTAAACTCCGTTGAGGACAAAGGATCTTTGTCTCGAGTGTAGAGCCCAGCTCGACGCAGCTCACCCTGGACAATCGGACGAATATCGAGAGGGATGCTGGAATGTTTTAGGAGCGAGTGTCGCGCCACCTTCCAGGCAATCTCCTCTCGAGAGTCGTATCCGATAAAAATACGAAATTTGTTCATGGTTAAAAGTTCAGATCATCGTCAGCGAAGTCATCAACCGGCGGCGCGGGTTTCGGCTCGGGCCTTTCCTTTGGAACAGCAACCGACAAACCCATAAACGGCTTGCCGTCCTGGCTTTTCCGCATACGGCCAAAGATCGTCCATACTTTACCTTCGACGTTCAATGTGCCGATGTAGTCGGGGCTTTTCTCAGGATCGCGTTTGAAAGTCGCCTTGAACAACACGCCCGTGTTGAGGTTGTCAAATTTTGGTCTTTCGCTTTTCATAATTGCATCGTCTCCAGTTTGGCAATTTTCTGATCAAGTTCCTCAAGGAACGCTTTAACCTCGGCTTCGAGTGTTGCGATAAGCTTGTCATCCCGTTGCACTCGCACAATAAACAACCGATATCGCTCTGGCAGTCGCGGGTCGAAGCTGCAGAAGTCGCAATACTTCGCACCCATCACGGCCATCTGCCAGGCCATTTGGTAAAGGTACTTCTGGGGCGGCTTACCTTCGAAAATGTATTCGAGGTGAACGTGGGAGGTCGGTGCCTTAAACTCGACCAAGCCCTCACCGTCAGCAATCACCCCATCTGGACTCGCGCCGGAGTTTGGGATCGTCGGGTGATCGATGAATCCCACTTCCTCGACAAGCTCGCCGGTTTTTGCAGAATATGCGGCTCTCGCAAACGGCTCCTGCTCGGTGCCCCATTCCATCGCCGCATTTACAAATCCGCTTTCGGGAGGTTTGCCGGTCAGACGTTCGGTGAGAAGCTGCGCCATGTAGGCCGCTCTCGAGGCGCTCACGCCGGTCTTCGTTTTTGCTACTACGTCCGCGATGCGAGAGGCTGTGACCTTCCCGCAACGCGCCGCATACCAGGAATCAACCCGTTGTAATTCCTCAGTCATGCGAATTCCCCTTCGCACGAATAGCGTCGGCACATTCCACATTGCCTAAAACCCATCCAACATGGGCGGCTGTGTGTTTGTTGCGCTCTGCTACTTTATCGCACACTCTTGCACACGCCTCGCGCTCTGTTGCGGCAACGAGTGCAGCAAAAAGCTCGATAGATTTCATACTTTCAACAATTTTCCAATCTTGTGACTCAACTTCCCAGACAATAAGTTCTGCATCTCGAGCTAAACGAATAATATCGGCGCGGTTCATGCGAGCTCCTTCTTGCGGTTTGCAAAAAGATCCATCGTAAGAAGGCGTGTTTCGGGAGGTAACGAGCCGAAGATCTTTTTCAGATCGCCGACTGATCCTGCTGCATTGATTCGATCAATGATCGCCTGGTCGATCGGTCG